AAAACAAGGTGAGATCTACGGCGGCGTAATGAGAATGGCTAGCCAGCTCGATACCATCATTAAAGGCCAACACATCGCTGGCGTAGCACTTTCCGGTATTGCACTTGGATTAGCAACACTATTTGGTGGCAAAATTGCTGTTGGTGCTGGCCGTGCTGCTATGGGTGCCCTCGGAGGCGGTGCAGCTAGTGGTGTAGGAGCTGCTGCGGCTGGTGCTGGGGCGGGCGTAGCAAGTCGTCTAGCAGGCGGTGCGCGTTTAGCAGCTGCAGGTGGTGTAATGCTGGCAGGTGGAGCTGCCGTCGATGCTGCATTCGGTGCAGCAGGCGTAGGAAAAGGACCAATTGACGAACAGCGCGATGAAGCCAACTGGCAACGTATGACGCTTGGCGAAAAAGCTCAGTCTGGTTCAGCACGTTTGATAGAAAAGATTGGTGGCCTGGTATTTCTAGATAACCTTGCAAAAGAAGCAAGATCTGGTCGTATTCAACGCGAATCACAGTATTTGGATTCAAAAGCTGCAAATTCCCCACAAGTTCAAGACGATCTGCAAGATGCCGCAAAAACTACTGCACAAGGCATTGATAAGCAAGTCAAGCAAATGGATACGCAAACGTCAATCCTGCAACAAATGCGTGATGCGGCAACTCGCCAAAACGAACTAGCAGAGAAGATGCTGGTAGCTCTAACGATGACGGATACGGAAAAGCAAGATGCCGTCAAGCGTGCAAACCTACGTAAAGACAATAAATTTGCAACACAATACAATTATGTGGCTTAAGGGTGCTAAGGGTCGCCAGAAAAACACGTTATAAATACCACCACATTAGTATGCAAACCCCATGAACCAACCAAAATACAGAGGCTACTTCAAAGTCGTAGCACCACGTCCTGGCATCACAACGATGTCGGACAGCCAAAACATCGGCGACCAAGGAGCCTACAGCAACTACACGTGGTATCAACGTCTAGTTCAAGGCTCTGCATCACGTTTGACGCGATATCGCGAATACGATTTGATGGACAACGACGTTGAAATTGCTCGCTCACTGGACACAATTGCGGAAGAAATGATTGGATCGAATCCAGACACAGATCTGCCTATAGAATTGGTGATCGATTCGGAAAAGGATACAAAAGTAACTTCATCGATGGCTACGACATTAAAAGCTGCAATGAAGTACTGGTCTGATATTCACGACTGGGGTGGCAATCGTTTGTTTAAGATTGCGCGTTTGACCATCAAGTATGGAGACTGCTTCTTCATTCGCCACAAGGATACCTCAAAGTGGGAATACGTACATCCAAAGAACATCGTCGCTGCAATCGTTGACGATCGTGACATGACGCGCGTCATGGGTTGGCAGATGAAGCGTGAACAGAAGACGCCCAATTCACCATACAACCAACCAACGGGACACTACGGCAACTATTCCAACGAATTGGTTGATACGTATCCAGCTGAAGACATTGTTTGGTTCTCATTGAATGACGATATGTCCGAATCTGCACCATTTGGTGAATCGGTACTGCGTGCAGTATTCCGAGCACAAAAGCAAAAGGAATTGCTGGAAGATGCTATCATCATTTATCGTATTCAACGCGCTCCAGAACGCCGTGTGTTCTACGTTGACGTCGGCAATATGCCACCGCAGCGCGTGAAGACATATCTAGAGCAAGTGAAGAACGAAATCCGTCAACGCAAGATTCCAACATACGGTGGTGGCGTCGAACAGGTAGACTCCGTCTACAACCCACAGCAGATGTCAGAAGACTTCTTCTTTGCACAACGTCCTGACGGTCGTGGATCAAAGGTTGAAACGCTACCAGGCGGACAAGGCTTAGGTGAACTCGCCGACTTGGAATACTTCCAGTGGAAGGTTTTCCGTGGCTTGCGCATTCCTCTCTCCTACATGCGCGAAGGTACAGAAGGTGCCATCATCAATGACGGTAAGTCAGGTGTAGCATACATTGCTGAATTGCGTTTTGCTTTGTATGTTCAACGCTTGCAAGCTCAAATCGAGCGAGTGTTGGACAAAGAATTCAAGCGCTATCTGCGTGCTGCTGGTATCGCATGCGATCCTACAGTGTTCCATATCAAGTTGAACGAACCAGAAAACTTTGGTATCTACCGCAAGCAACAGTTGAACAGTGATTTGCTCAGCACATACAACTCAGCTGTTGGTATTGAATTCATGTCTAAGCGTCTCGGCGCTATCGAATACTTGAACTGGACTGACGAACAAGTTCTCCGCAACTATCGCTTGAAGCTCGAAGAACTTGGTTTGGATCCAGACGGTGATCCAAAGGCAAACATGTATGCTGTGTACGGTCCACCACCTGAAGAAGGTGGAGCTGGCGGTGCTGGTGCAGGAGCTATGGGTATGACAGCTGGAGGCTTTGATCCAATGGCTGGTGGATTTGGTCCAGATGTAGGTGACACAGCAGCAAATTCCGGAGCACCTGCTCCAACCCAAGGAACATCTCAAACACCCGCAAATAGTGGTGGAGCACAAAATCCACCACAATAATCGCCGCTATATTCAAGGCTGTACATAAATAACTATCAGGTTTCTTCGAGAAACTATAACCAACTTTTCTGCTTTAAGGAGCACACGCAATGAATGCAAAACTGAAAGCACGCCTAGAAGTAGTCGTGGAATCAATCGTAAATGAAGATACAGACGCAGCTAAGGTTGCGTTTAACGAATACCTACGTCTCAAGTCCAAGGGTATCCTTCTTGGTGAAAACATGGATGACGACGAAGACTGTGAAGATGACAAGAAGGTTGATAAGGACCTGAAGGAAATCGACAAGGACGTCGAAAAGGCAAAGAAGGATCAAGACAAGGACGAAGAAAACGACAAGAAGTCTGACGAAAAGGAAGACAAGAAGAGCAAGTCCGATAAGAAGGACGACTAATTAGTCGTGTAAGGATCGTACAATGTCAACTCCAATTCTATTGATTGAAGAACTAAACCCGGGCGAAGCTCGGGTTGTTTCTGAATCGTCTAGCGACGGTAAATCAATGTGGTTGAACGGTATCTGCATGCAAAGTACGATCAAGAATCGTAACGGCCGCAATTACCCACTAGATGAAATCTCAAATGCTGTAAATTCTGCGAAGCAACGTATTCGCGAATGCAACGGCATTTTTGGTGAACTAGATCACCCACAGTCTCTCAACATCAACAGCGATCGTATTTCACACGTTATTACTGAAATGTGGATGGCTGGTAATGATGCTTACGGTAAAGCAAAGCTACTGAATACGCCAATGGGCTTGATTGCTCAAGAACTACTGAAGAGTGGTGTTAAGATTGGTGTATCGAGTCGTGGCGCTGGTAACGTTAATGAAAGCGGAAACGTTCAAGGCTTCCAGTTCATTACTTACGATATCGTGATCACACCTTCTGCACCAGGTGCTATGCCAACAATGGTATACGAAGCATTGCAACATCAAAAGAACCTCAAGGTTCTTACACTTGCTGAACAATTGAAGCAAGATCCTGATGCGCAAAAGTACTTCAAAAAAGAGATCATGAATTTCATCAAGAACGATCTGTTCAAGAAGAAGTAATGAAGGTACTACAGATACTTGAATCTACCAACCTATCCTTACATGATTATAAGGAAGGAGAACGTGTTACAGTGATCAACAGTCCCTCAACGCGATCATTGGTTGGTAAAGAATTATTTGTTGTTAAGCAAGTACGTGACATCGACGGTAAATACGTCATTGTCCGAACAGCTCCTAACGCCAGTGGATTTTCGATAGAAGCTCCCGTCAAAGTAACGCTTATTGATTCAGTTAGTCCAGAGTAATTGATAGATTCTCTGCAAAAATCTGAAATTTTCAGGTGCCACAAAAAACCGCGTAAATACGCGGTTTTTTGTTATGCCGCTAGCAGAAAATTTCAAGGGTGCCACCCCCTGCTATAAATATTCCTACAAAAGTTCGCACTGTGCGATCTTTCAAGGAGATAGACAACATGAATGAATTGCTCAAAAAGCTATTCGAAGCCGAAGTACTGTCAGAGGAAACGCGCAATGAATTGGAAACAGCAATCAAGGCCCAATTGGACGAAGCAACAGCTGCAGCTCGCGAAGAAGCAACTGCAACAGTAACAGCTGAATTGCACGAACAGTGGATCTCGGAACGCACAACACTTATCGAAGCATTGGATGCAAAGGTAACGGAATTCTTGACAAGTGAACTTGATGAGTTGCACGAATCGATCGAATCATTCCGTGATCTTGAAGCTGAATACGCTGTAAAGATTGTTGAAGCAAAGAGTGAAATGGCTGCCGTTCTGAAGAACGATGTTGCAGAATTGATTGAAAAGTTGGACACGTTCCTCGAAACACGCCTAGCTTCCGAATTGGAAGAATTGCGTGAAAACATCGAAGAAGTCCGTAAGAACGAATTTGGTAAGAAGGTCTACGAATCTTTCGTTGCAGAATTCAAGAAGTACCACGCTGGTGACGATTCCGTCGAAGGCAAGCTTTCTGAAGCAGAACAACGTCTCGAAGACGCACTTACAGCACTTGAAGAAGCAGAAAAGAAGGCTGGAAAGCTGGAACGCACAATCAAGTTGGAAAAGGTTTTGGCACCTGTACAGGGCCGCGCACGCGAAGTTATGGAAGCTATTCTCAAGAACGTCGATACATCGATGTTGGAAGAAGCTTACAAGACATACATTGGTCGCGTATTGAAAGAATCTGCTGAGCCGACAGCAGCGACAACTTCAGAGAAGGAATCAAAAGTACTAGCTGAAGAAAAGCAAACGGAAACAGTTAAGGGTGTAGTGAAGTCTGGCGACACAGGTACAGAAGACAACAAGCTAGTTGTTGAATCTGCTGCAGCTAAGCCATCTCTTGATCCTCAAACTCGAGCAAATCTGCGCCGTGCTGCAGGTATTGCTTAATAAGTTAGTACAAATTTAACCTCAATGGAGTTTCATTAAATGAACGATCTATTCGAAAATTGGTCCGACGTAAAGGACACCTTGCTCGACGGTCTGCCAGCAAGCCAACAACAAATCGTTGGTCAACTGTTGGAAAACCAAAAGGGCCACATTCTTGCTGAAACAGCGGCAGCAGGTGCTACAGCAGCACACGATATCGCTGGTTTCCGTAAGATTTTGATCCCAATGATTCGCCGTATCATCCCTGGTACGATCGCAACAGAAATCGTTGGTGTTCAGCCAATGACGGGTCCAGTTGGTCTCGTTTACACAATGCGTTACAAGTACGGTGAAGCTGTTACTGTTCCTGCTGCTGGTACACCTGGCAACCCATGGACAGCAAACGGTTCTGACGGTACAATCGCAGCAGACGCCGAAATGTTCGGTAACAACCCAGTATTGCGTCAGTTCTACTCTGGTGCTGCTGGTACAGTAGGTGGTACACCTAACGCACAAGTTGCAGGTGCATCCGGTATCGGCGCGTTCGATACACCAACGACAATTGACGGTGCAGCATCCCGTGGCGCATGGCCTTCAAGCATCCCAGCAACAAACACATCGTTCTACGGTCCATATCCAGCTTCTGGCGTTGATCCAATCGGTCAAGCATACGCTGGTCGTCTATACGGTGGTTCCGGTTCGTTCATCGAAGGTTCTGGTGGTCGTCGTGTAAAGTTGGAAGTTGTATCGCAAGCTGTTGAAGCTGGTACACGTAAGTTGCAAGCAGGTTGGACAGTCGAAGCTATGCAAGACTTGAAGAGCCAACACGGTTTGGACTTGGAAAGCGAATTGTCGCAAGTTATCTCTGCAGAAATCGTTCAAGAAATTGACTCCGAAATCTTGTCAGACTTGTTGGCTCTCGCAGGTACAGTCGCAACATACGACTACGCAACAATCGGCCTTGGCCCTAACTACCAGCCAGCTTACTTGGGTGACCGTTTTGCTAACTTGGGTATTGTTATCAATGCTGTTGCAAACGAAATCGCTCGTAAGACACGTCGTGGTGCAGCTAACTTCATCGTTTGCTCGCCAATGGTTGTTTCGATCCTTCAATCAGCTGCTAAGTCGGTGTTCGCACCTGCAGTATCTGGTTCGTTCAAGGGCCCTAACAACACAATGTTGGTTGGTACTCTAAACGGTACAATCAAGGTTTACAGCTACTTGTGGAACCAAGTTTCAGGCTTGGGCGCTGCAGTCAACGATACAATCCTCGTTGGTTACAAGGGTGGCAATGGTGAAACAGACACTGGTTACTTCTACTGCCCATACATCCCTCTGATGTCTTCAGGCGTGATCGTTAACCCAGTTACGTTCCAGCCAGTTGTGTCCATGATGACACGTTACGGTAAGACAGCGTTCACACAAACGCAAACATCGTTGGGTAACTCTGCTGACTACTACGGTAAGATCAGTGTTGCTAACTTCCAATTCGCTTAATCGCTAATTGATCCCACAAAAGGCCTCTTCGGAGGCCTTTTTCTTTGACTGTTGTTTTCTGAAACGACCCGTTGTACTGTAAGTATTTTACATTTTACGAAGGGTTATCAATGTCATCTACAGTTAAAAGCAGGGGATTCATTGCCATTCTCAAGACGCCCATCGATCAAGATCAACGAGACGAGTGGTTTGATAAATTGTACGACGATCGGTCTGATTTGGAGCTAACTTACGACGGTAAATTAGTGTTTTCAGATGTTTATCGCCACGATAAGATGAGAGATCGCGAAGACATTTACGAATTGCAAATTGGTACTAAGGAAATGGATGTGCGAGAATTTGCAACAGCATGTGAGAAATATGGACTTGAGATCTTCCACGACACGATCCAACCATACTATTGCGTGTGGTATAACGGCACCGACAGTCCAGTATCTCTATTAACGCCAGAGTCACTTGATTCAGAAGCTGATCAACTAATTTAAAAGCCCTCCGGGGCTTTTTGTTTGCCCCAACTTAGGACCTTAATGATGATGTACGGATAAATATAAAATCCATCAACTATTAAGCTCCTGCCAATGAAGAAACACCCGACATTTAAAGAGTACGTGGAAAGCAAGAATCAACTTCTTGCTGCTGTCGCCAACGTACCCAAGTCGATTATTGAATATGAAGTGCGTAAGTACTGCTCTCTTACTGTAGGTGAAAGTGAAGATGATAAGACATCTATCAACTTAAAACCTAAGCACAAACTGATTATTGAGTGGAGCTATGCCAACCCGTTAGTTCCTACACTGGAATCTATCAAGGTTGAAGGATGTCCCGAGATCGATGAGTCGGACGAACTCTCAACCTTTTGGACCAGTACAAAACTACAAAAATGGTTGATTCGTCACACCAACAAAAACTCCTTTCGGACATAATCATGGCACTAATTCAACAAGCATCCCAACAAATCAAAAACGCACATACAATTGTTGAATCGTTTTCAACATATCAAGTCCTGCCAGAGAACGCAACGCACGTTCTTGCTAATATTGCAACGGCAGCCCAACAAGGTAAGCCACTGCGCGTGATGGAATTAAATTCAATCGCATCGTTCTTGGCTGGCATAGACACAATTGCCAAG